TGATCAAAGAACACCTTGAATTGAACCCTTGTGGATCTTATTCCATCGACGCTAAAAAATGGGATGCTGCGTATTTGCAAGCTATTGGGTTGATTTGTACCAAGCTTCGACTCAAAGCCTTCAACCAGATCTCAGCGTCGGAAATTCGCAAGTTTCACTCACTTTTACTTAACCGTTCTTGCCGCGTATCATATGCGGAGTGTGGCGAGATTTTACAAACATTCTGCGGAATGGGTTCTGGGGATCCAAACACGTTGCCAGATAACACAATCGGACATCAATTTGTCTGGTTTCTGGTATTTATCCTCATTCAATCCAAGTTCGGTTTGTCCACCTCTATGCGCGAATATTTTGCCAACATTAAACTCTCTCTTTGTGGTGATGATGCTCTAGTGACGTTTTCTCCTGAGTATCTTACAAGATTCACCCCTGGCGCAATCCAAGACGCCTTGAATTCTCTCAATTTCATTTATGAATGGGAGACTCTCATGCCTCGGCCTGCTAATGAATGCACCTATCTAGGTTGCACTTCTGCTGAGATTCATGGCTTCTGGGTTCCGTGCCCCAAATACGACCGTACACTTGGCTGCATAGTGGAAGGTTCCAAGTCAACTGACGTCCTCTGGTTGTTACTCCGCTTATACGCGATTCGAATCGATTCGTGGGGTAACGTTCAATTACGAGAGGTTATTCAAAAGATCATTGACTATTACTGGGCCAACCACCAAAACTTGCTTCATGGGAAAGTGCAAGTGCCAAATCGAGATCTTTATCTCACCTGGGAACAAATCCACTCCATTTACAAGACAGATGATGAGTTACTCGGCCTGTACCTTGGGTTCGAGCATTTGGGTACTGCAGCACAAGGTAAACCCAAAAATTGTGGAATGGAAGGTTTGCTCGAACAAGCCACCGTTCTTAACTCCGAAAGTCTGCCTCTTGTCAACGCGTTTGATAATGGAGGTATCGTCGATTGGCTCGCCAAAGCCTCTAACGACGAACAAAAAGCTGAGCCTTATGCTCAAGTCATTGGTGATCCGGAAGATGAAGAGAATGAGAGATCTTCTTCCCTCGATCAGCCTACGTCATATCCTATCTCTGGGCCTTCCAAGATGACGAATGGCACTCCCTGTCCTCTCTGTTCGAGAAGGGGAAGTTCATATGACTGGAAAAAAGCAGTTCACATTGGTGAAGCAATTGACCCTGGTCCTGCTGCTTTCATGGATAAACTCTCCAAGTTGAAGTTTAAGTATCACGGCAACTATGGAGGTCCCAATTACTCGGCCGGGAAGTACACTGATCCCGGCGACAAAATCGATTGGAGTGTTCCAGCTTTGGACCCACTCGATGAAACTTTCAAACGACACGACTACAATTACACACGCATGCCTCAAGCAGACGCTGATCGATTGTGGATCAAGCACGCTCACGAGAATGTGCCGGTGTTCGACAACCTCCTTAAGAAACAACTCGGAACTCTAGGGTTCTTCGGAAAAGCCACAGGCACCGATTTGAACTCCGATTGGCGTCACGCCAAGGAGCCGGGTGGATATCCCTGGGAGGGGATCGAGTACGAAACACCGCACTCTTATGTTGGGGAAGCTAATCCACAGCACGATTGGAAGAAAGGTGAACGAATTGGTGATGCATCCAATCCTGGACCACCAAAAGGAGTGTCGTTTAAAGGTAAAAGAAAATCACAAAAGAAAACAAAAAGCAAAAAATCCAAAAAACA